GATGTTCAGTGGTCTATAGTTATGGAAACAATAGATGATGAAACCCAAGAAAAGTCTGTTGAAGAATTTGAGAATTTTGAATTTTCTTTAGCTGGAGATGTTACAGACCACAGAGATGGAACTGTTACAATAAAAATGGGAAAAATGACTGACTTAGAAGAAGCATATGAACTGTTGTATGGTGAGGTGTAAGAGAAAATGAGTGCAAAAGCTAAAGCATTAATGAATCTTTATAGAAGAGGAAAGGTTACCATTGAAGGGCTCCAGAAAGCAGTTCAAGATGGTGTTATCACCGAAGAAGAATATCTGATTATTGTTGGGTAGATTAAAAATATACTAATCAATTTAAAATGATACTTATATTATAGAAGATTTATGATTCTTTCAATATAAGTATCATTTTAATATAAAGGAGTAAAAATGGCAAATCAAAATGACAGTATAATTACAATTGAAGCCCAGCCAGGTCAAATCTTATTGCTTGGTAGTAGCGGCTCTAGCCAGCAGACTCAAGTAATTTTTGATTTATCAGGTTGGAAGCAACAATTTATAGAAGACAGTACCGCGCAACCAGATTCAAAATTTGGTGTTATAACCCTTACTTATATGCTCGGCGGGCCGGTAGTTAAAAGTAGTGCAACTTTTTTTGAAAAAGATTATGCAGGTTTAGAAGCCGCGGATTATAAGATTACTTGGTTAGTAGAGAGCGATATTACAAATTTCCCTGGGGCTGGTGTATGTCAAATAACTTACACTAATACTGAAGGGACTTCTTTCCATACTACTGTATGGCAAACAATAGTAACTCGTTCTGTTCTTTCTGGCTACGGTTTAACAGAATCTGAAAAAGATGCCTATGCTAGCTGGATAATTGCTTTACAAAATTCTATGGCCCATTTAAGCGGAACGAAGGCTAATGTTAGCACATTATCCTATGGTGAAACAGCTTATGTTGAGAGTTCAACAGATGCAGCGGGCTTCGTTACATTAAATTTCTATTTACCTCAGGCGCCACAAGGGAAATATATAAATTCTTTGTCTTGGGAAGAAGATGAAGAAGATGGATATCAGTTTTATTATACCTTATATGACCCCAGTCAAGACGCACAGCATCAAGATAGCACAAAATATGTAATTGCAGGGTCTGAAGATCTTAGCGAATTATTAAACGGAGCTGTTGCTAACGCTGAATTAGCTGCAAATAGTGCTTCGTCTGCTGCGAGCAGTGCTTCATCTGCCGCCACTAATGCTACTACTGCTACTAATGCTGCAAATAGTGCTACTAGTGCGAATAACAACGCTATCGCTAAAGCAACTGAAGCAGCGGGAAGTGCAACTACAGCTCAAACAAATGCCGAATTAGCTTCTCGTTACGCAAGAGGGAAGGATTTAACTGGTGAAGATGTTTCAAGTGGTGACGGATTCCAGGATAATGCTAAATATTATAAGGAACTAGCTGCCAGTAGTGCTTCAGCTGCTCTAAATAGCAAAAATGAAGCTGCAACTAGTGAAGCCAACGCTTTAAATAGTAAAAATAATGCTGCAATCAGTGCAACTAATGCTACCAATGCTGCCACTAACGCAGCATCGTCTGCTAAAGCAGCGCAAAGTTGGGCAGTAGGAGGAACGAACTCCCGCACAGGAGAAGATACCAATAATGCTGAATATTGGTCTCTACAATCTTTAGAAGCTTCGACCCATTATCCGAAGATTAGTAGTCAAACTGGAAATTGGCTGTTTTGGGATACTACTGCAGAGCAAGGAGGTTATGTAGATTCTGGCTCATTGGCAAGAGGACCTAAGGGTGATACTGGTTCAGCAGTTAATATAAAAGGTCAAGTAGCAACAGCTGGTGATATTCCTTCTGGAGCTTATAATAGTGGAGATGGCTACTTCGTTGGTATTGCTTCTCCTTATGATTTATATATCTATTATGACAATCAATGGAATAACAATGGCCCTTTAGGCGGCGTAACGATACAATTAGATACAAATACTCATTCAATTAAATTTAATGTTTAGTCAAATAAAAAAGAGAGGTTCTCACCTCTCTTTTCTTTTTATTCAAAAAGTTGATTATAACTGCAATCTTTAGGATTCTTATCCATCCTAAACCCTAACATTTTAGGATGCCTTATTCCAAAAGTATCGGGAGTAATTTCCATTCCACCAACTTCGACGACAGCGCCTATATAATCCCGCCAATTTTCTTTCACATGTTCAGTAACTCCTGACAAATCACCAATATGAACCAATTCATCATCTTTATAAAGTCCGAGCTTTAAACTGCCGGCCCAGTTATAAAACCAATTTTTAGTAACTGGCTTAAGCGGCGCGCCATTGAAAAAGTCTTTATAAAATTTTCCTTGGACTCTTTCTGAAGTCTGGGAATTATACCAATACTCCCAAGTCATTATTTCTTTTCCAGAATATTCTTGAGTAGGAGGATTGGCGCCTATTATCACGCAATCAATCGACTGCTGAAGTTCTTTCTTTACTTTGAGAGTCGTCTTTGAGGGGCGCTTGCCAGGTTCATAAACTGCATCTTTCTTTGTGATTACTACACCCTCGCCGCCGCTAGCTAAGATGGACTGAAGCTGATTCCAAAGTTCGTTACCTTCATAATAAATTGCAAAATCTATATAGTCATAGTTATCAAAAATTTTCGCAATTTTTGAAAGTCCTTCAATTCGTTCAGAGAAAGGTTTGGTGTAAGTAATAATGTTGTTAAAAGCAAGAACATCAAAGACATAAAAATGGAGCTTTTCACCTAATTCCTGCCGCTGTATTGCTTTTTCTTTTAGACAGCCCATTATTGTGGTAGTATTGCGGCTGCCTTCATTATTCGGAAATACGACTTCTCCAAGTAGACAAGTACCTTTAGGGAGTTTATTAAAGAAACTATGGAACTGGGGCACCCATTCAATTTTATTGAGATAATCTCCTGATACACCTTTGCTTCTGCCAAGAAGCTCCATATTTCCTTCTTCATCTTTAACAAACTTATAAAAAGCGCCATCCATCTTTCTCGCGCCGAGCCATTCGCCACTAAATATACGACTTCTTGTTTCTATTTTCTTTTTTTCATTAGACCAAGAAGAAGGCGGCTGCCAATATTTCATAGCTTCTAAATCATGAAAGTTGATATTATTAATAATTCCTTTACTCATTTTCTGACTCCTTTAATAATATTATAAAATCTTTTGCTGCTTTTTTCAAATCTTCTAAAGAGCCAGAATTATTAATGTAATAATCGTAAATATAATTTTCAACTTCTCTGTCGGCGTGATTTGAAAGATTGATTAGATCAAGAGGTCTTTGTATAAAAACAGTGATCGCATCATATTTGTCTGTTAATGCTTCTATATTTTTAGGCTCGCGCGCATCAACGAAAACATAAAAAGTCCTTACTTCTTTTTGATCAAATAAAGAGAGCCAATTTTCAAGACTTTCACAATAATCTTCTATACTCATCAAAGGAATATCGCCCCAAGGCGACCTAGAAAGTAAGTCCTTCATTTCACTAAGAAATTTACGCGACTCTGGAGTTTTTACTCCATCCCAGCCCAAATCTTTGCAGACTTCTTTAATTACATCAATAGTTGAGATTTTTTTACCCCATTCCTTGCCTAAAAAATCTATGCAATAATCTTCGAAGGTGGTTTTTCCTGAGCCAGGATAACCATTAACACAAATCATTTTTATCATTTTTTCACCATACTTAAAGAAATAGATTGAACTAACTCATCAATTAGATTATTATACTTATTATCACTATGTCCTTTAACTTTTTGAAAAGAAAATAGCATATTATCAAAAAAGGGAATTAATTGCTCCCATAATTTTTGATTTTTTACAGGCTGCTTATTAGCGCCAGTCCAACCATTTCTAAGCCATTTTTCATACCATTTGTCTTTATAACAATTAATCACATAGGCACTATCACTATAAATAATTTTCGGTAAATCGGGATAATTATTTTGCGCCCATTCGCAAGCATTTGCAACAGCTAACATTTCACATTGCTGGTTGGTGGTATTATACACTCCTTGTACTTGCTGATGAATTATTGCGTCCTCTAAAAGAGCAATAAAACCCCAGGCGCCCTGCCCGCCATTTTCTTGTCCGTTCTTTCGTGTAGAGCCATCAGTATAAATTTTAATTGTCTTTTGGTTCATAATATTCCTTATATATTATACTAAAAATATCTTTTTCAGAAAAAACTTCAATGGGCTTGATAGAATCAATAATTTCTTGCAATACAACGTCACAATCTATTTTAATGGAATTAATTTTTCTTTTAAAGTTAATTCTTTTCTTGAACCTGTTTTTAAATTTTATATAATCAAAAAAACCAAGTTTCATGGCAAAGGGTTTGTCTGCCAGGGCCGCAGACATTGCGCTTAAATAGATTAGGCACAAATGGTTGTCATTAGTTATATCAACCTTATCCAAATAAATTCCACCGTTGTCCGTAGCTTCCTTCATTAGAAATCCTACGGCCTTACTAACTACTTTATCTAATGCGATATATTCTTCTTCTTTCATATTCTTCTCCTTTATTTTTTTATAGTATAACAAAAAAATGAGGAAAAAGCAAATTTGTATTTTGAAAGTTTGCATAAAAACAAAATTTGTGCTAAACGCGTGCGCGTGAATTATATAAAAGGAAGGCAACCTTAAATTTTGATTTTATCGAAAATAAATGTTATAATAAATTGTAAAATAAAAAGGAGAAAGAAATGGGGAAAGTTACACAAAAAGATATAGTTCATTTTAATGAGCTTTATTATCGTTATAAAAATAAGGCGAGGGTTGCAAGAGAAACTGGATTCTCGGCTTCTACTGTTTCTAGATATATAGACCCTAATTGGAAGCCGATTAATAAAGAGATAGCTAAACATTTTTTAATTACCGAACTGCCAGAAATGGATGAAAATCTCTTTAAAAATGTAGAGAATTTTGGAGAACTTTGTACTTATACTGAAGCAGAGAAAAAGGAAATTGAGGAATTATGGGAGGAAATTCAATGACAGAAGAATCTAAGGTTTTTTACTTTGAAGAATCTCCTACTATGCCTAATTATTATATTATAAAAATCCATCATGATCGCTTTAGACTGTGTAGTACAACGGGCTCTTATAACTTAATTATGGCGCGTCTTTTGAATATCAGTTATGCAAATTTTTTAAGAATGTGCCGCGACAGTTTTAAGGCTACTATAATAGGTAAAAACACTTATTATCCTGTGGCTTATTTTGATAGTCGAATAGCGGCAGGGGCTGTTTGTGACCTTTTAAATGCTAAAGCGAGTTTTGTACTATGGAATATTGAGCATCCAGATTATGATAAACACAAGGCCGCTTTAGAGAATTTAAGGGCGAGTTTTTTGGGAGTAGAAGAAAATGCAAATATCACAGGAGCTGTTGAAGAGATATCAGGCGCCGCCCCTCATTAGTAGTATTCTTAAAAAAAGATTTGGCACGAGCGCAAAAGTAGAAGATTTAATAGAATTTTTGGAGCCTACTGAAATCAATTGGCTTTTAATTTACCTTCCTCTTTCTGAAGAAGAAGTAACAAAAATTCTGAGCCGCCTTCAAATTGAAGATTCTTCTATTATTTACAATAGTTTTGATATAAAAGATAGTCAAAATATAGTTGACAGCGCGCATATCAAGAATAGTAATTATATTATTTCTTGTGATACTGTTATAGACTCTACTTTGTGTGTAAATTCTAAGAACTGCGAGAAAAGTTCTTTTCTTTATAATAGTGAATTTTGTACTTCAACTGATTATTCAGTCGAAAGTAAAAGTTGTGATAATTCTTCTAATTTGATAAAGTCTATTATGTGTTTAAGATCAAGTGACTTGTTTAATTGTAACAATGTCGTAGACAGCGCGCAGTTAGTCAATTGCGATAAAGTTAGGAATAGTTATTTTAGTGTTTGGTGTAGTAAACTTCATTTTTCTTTCTTTTGTAGTAAGGTACAAGGGGAATATTTATTATTCAATGAGCCTTTTGATAAAGAGCTATATGATATGATTCATAAGCAATACCTCTCTTTAGTAGAGCCCTTGGAGTTCGTAAAAAAGTGGCCGACTACCATTGACCCCTTCGAAATTCCTACTTATACCTTTAACTATAAAAAATATTATAGCAAACAAACTAATCGTTTTTGGGATTGGGTAAAAACATTACCAAATTATAATCCAAAAATTTTATATGAAATTACTTGTTTACCAAGATTTCTTGTTTAAAAATTTGATTTTATACAAAATTTCATTTATAATATAAATGTAAAAAGTTAAGGCCTAAGAACTTTGAAGGAACCAAACATTTGGGTGGGTTAAGACATGACTAGGGTTTGGTGCGTCATTTAAAATATTTATTTTAATAGGGAGGAATATTAAAATGAAATATTATTCTGAAACTTTACAGAAGTTTTACAATACTTCCGAAGAGTGTGAAGAAGCAGAATTGAAAGAACAGAAAGCTAAGGAAGAAGCTGAAAAGAAAACAAAGGCACTCAAAGAGCAGAGAAAGGAGCGCGCAGCAGAAGTAGAAAAGGCTCTTGAAGAGCTTAACAAAGCTGAAAAGCATTATAAAGAAGTTTTGGATAAGTTCCTTAAGGATTATGGAGCTTTTCATTATACTTATACCTATAAGGACAATGATTTAGATTCACTTTTTAACTGGCCTTATATGTTTCTGTAATTAATTTTCTTTAAAAATTCTACTAAAGAGGTGGTTCCATGATGCAAAAAATGAAAACTAATTCTCAGATAGTAGATGAGGAAAGTCCAATCGGCTATTTTCGGGGCTATGCCCCTTTAATATAGATTGTTTCTTATTCCTTTCTTGTTCAAGGGTTCGCGCGCCTTGTGTTTAAACACTAAAAGCGCTTTTTTATTATAAGAATTTTTTAAAAACTTTACTTATAATTGAATTAAAAAGTTCGGGAGGTTATTATGATTATTGGTACTACTCCAACTTTAACTTTTTCTACTAACAAAAAAGAAGAAGAAATAAGTGAAGTTTATATAACGATTGTTCAGGCCGGAAAAGGTCCCACTCCAATTTTTATTTGTGAGCATGGTATTGATAAATGCACCTTTGGTAATATGACTGTTTCTACAAAATTAGAAGAGAGTGAAACAGCCTGGATTGATCCCACTCAAGGACCAATAAGGATGCAGGTTACTATTATAGATAACGATGGCAATATTTATAAATCAGAAATAGTAAGAGAAGAAGTCATTGATTCTTTGCGGGAAGTTGAAAAATGAAAGTAAAGTATTATGGTGGAGAAAAGACTTATAAGGTCAAATATAGTTCTAACAAAACTTATAAAGTAAAATATTCTTAAGGAGATTTATATGGAAGACATCACTAATCTGTTTTTAAATCTTTCCAGAGAAGCCAACTTGCAATTAGCAGATCCTGAATTAGTAGCTTATTATACTGATTTACAGGAAAGAGTGCTTTGGCTTACAGGGGAAATAGATGAATCTTGGACAGAGGTTGTGCAACATATAGTTCGTATTAATAGAGAAGATAAAGAACTGCCTATCGAAAAGAGAAAACCAATAAAATTAATGATTTTAAGTGGCGGCGGGTCTTTAGAGATAACCGATGAATTGGTAAATATTATCGAGCTGTCAAAGACTCCTGTTTACGGCTATGGCTTAGGAATTGTGGCATCTGGCGCGTCTATGGTCTATTTAGCTTGTCATAAGCGTTTCGCATTAAAAAATACGTATTTTATTATACATAAAGGAAGCGCGAACAATATCGGCGGAGATTATGCTCAAATTGCCGCTTATATGGAAGATTATAATAAGCAAATAGAAAAGATGGTAGGCTTCTATAAGACTCATACTTCTTTTGAAGAAGGGCTTATCGAAAAGAAGATGAACGGCGCAGATTGGTATGTTTATATAAATGAAGCATTGGAAAATGGTATCGTTGATGAAATAATCGAAGATATTGATGTAATGCTTTAGGAGACTTATGGAATATAAAGGACACTGTAGATTAGAGGACAAAGAAGCTGCAGATTTTTATAATGGAAAAAGTCTGCGTACTTTTTGTGAAAATGAATACATCTTTTGCGGCACCGACATTTTTAAAAAGCAGAACGGTGAAATTAAAAGAGTAGAATTTTCTACAATAGAAAGTAAGTGGTTCGGAACTATTAAACCTCGCAATATGGAGCAGCGCGCAGCTGTTGATATGTTAAAAGATGATCAAACCACTATTAAACTAATTACAGGAACGTGGGGCTCAGGAAAAACATTATTACTGACATGTGCAGCACTAGAAGCTATCGAACACGACAAATTTGAAAAGATAGTATGGATAAGGAATAACGTTCAAGTAAAAGATACAGACCCTCTCGGCGCGCTTCCAGGCGATGCATATGATAAGACTCTTCCTTATCTGATGCCTTTTGCTGATCATTGCGGTGGTGTCGAAGGAGTAATGCGTCTAATTGATGAGAAAAGATTGGAAGTTATTCCTTTGGGATTTTTGCGAGGAAGATCAATTAAAAATTCAATCATTATCTCAAGCGAAGCAGAAAATCTTACAAAAGAGCATATTCAGTTGCTTATTGGTAGAGTAGATGAAGGTTCTAATTTGTGGATTGACGCAGATGTAAGACAAAGAGATAGAGTTAGTTTCGAAAAGTCCAAAGGAATCGAAACCATGATAGAACGACTAATGGGCGAAAGGCTGTTCGGATATGTACATTTAATAAAATCTGAGAGAAGCGAAACCGCTCGATTAGCTGATAAATTAAATTGAGGGGTTTACCCCTCTTTTTAATTGGAGGAAAAGATGGCTAACATTAGGGATTATAGTCAATATACCAACACTATGTTACATACTAATTATTGGTATATAAGAAATAATAAATTTGATAAGATACGTCATGTAAGAGGGAAAAATTTTTTCACAGTTGGAGATGCTGAAGAAAAGACTAAAAAGTTAAGAGAAAAAGAGAATAAGTTTTATAATTCTTGGGGCTGTCAATCCGAGGAAGAATTTTTTGATTTATTAAAAAATTTTGAAAGTATAAGCGCGCCTGATAAGGAGGCTTTCAAAAAATTTACCAATTACGGTGCAAACAGCCTTATTAGTAAAATTATAGCTAATAGAAATCTTAAAACTAAACCTGTCAAGGAACAGGTGGAAGTTACTATTAATACAGGGGAATTAAATAAGAAGTTAAACAAGACTTTTAAAAATTACTTTAACATTGATAATGACTTTATCAAAACTCAAGGAGAACTTAACTTATCTTTTGAGCCAACTCCTAAAGCTTTTAAGGTTATTTTTAATGCTTTAAGAGGAACTCATTATCAAGTAAATAGTTTTAACAGCGATGCCTTATTGAAAGATTTTGATACTTTGGCGGATGGTCTAAGTTTCACTTTAAATGGGCAAGCAGTTAGTAAATCCACCTTAAAATCATATATACCAGTTCTGCCTTTCCCTTGGGGTTATAAGCCTGAAGAAATTAGAGATATGATTAATAATGATCCCGATAGAAAAGAAGAAATTAAAAGGGAAGTTAGAGAAGGTATAATCAATCCTCTTAAGGCTTATTGCGGCTATGATGGAACTTCCAGTGCGTTTCGAAGGGCTTTTGATTTAACTCTTAAAAAGCTTTTAGGCGGAACTGAAGATGAAATTATACAGAACTTCTTTTTGGGTGGAAAAAACTGGGAAAATGTATTAAAAGGCGCGCTAGGTGAATTTGGAACGTCTTTAATTTTCTATTATATGAAATTAAGTTTTAAGAACTTAAAAAGGAACCCTGATGTTAAACCTGTTATAAAATTAATAGGAAATGAAACACGATCTATTACAGGTGAAAAGAGGAAAATAGACGTTCTTACCAATGGTTTCGGAGTACAAGTAAAAAACTATTTATTAAATAAAGGCACTGGTGATGTAAATATAACACAAAACGCTATTTCTGTTAAACAGCATCCTGTAGAATTAGGAGAGTATTTGGAAGAGAATGATAGACAAAGTTTCTATGGATTTATTACCAACTACTTCTTTAACCCAGTATCTCATAGATTATGGCAAGGAGAGATGCTTGATGCTTTAAGAAGTTTTTTAGCTAAATATCTCACAGCAGAAGTTTTGCGTTTGGCTTCAAAAGATATAGAAGATACCGTTTGTTTTTATAATATTAGTAATACGTATTTTATACCTGGCTCCGCGCTTTTTGACTATTATGGTAAAACTGTAGAAGATGAATCGAAATTAAAAGTAGATATTACTAGTTCTATTAAAACTTATGGAGATGGTGTATCCAGAGGGGAGAATGACTACTGGATGATAGAAAGCGATGGCAGCCGCGCGGTGTGGGCGCCGACCGATAAAAACAGAACAGAATTTGCCGAAGCCATTCGGAAAAGAATCACTATTGAAGCAAAGATGAATACTCTGCTAAAAACTAGTTTTGAGAAATACAAATTAGGTTTCTTCTAAATAAAAAATTGCTTTTTCTTTAAAAAACGATTATAATAATTATAGAAAAAGTTGAGAAAGGAAAGAAAGATGAAGAAATACTTTGTTGTTACAGATATTCACTCTTTCTATACGGAAATGATGCGGGCTCTTGAAGAGAAGGGATTTGATGCTAATAATCCCGATCATTTCTTTATTTCTTTGGGTGATTTACTGGACAGAGGCCCCGATCCAATTAAATGCCTTGAATTTGTAAATAATCTTCCAAAAGATAGAAAGATTCTTATTCGTGGAAATCATGAAGATTTAATGGAAGATGCTCTTGAGAGAATAGAATTTTGGGCGCATGATATTCATAATGGTACAGATGTAACTTGTTTAAAAATTGCATCTACTATGATGGAAGGAAATCCCTCTAATTTCTCTGACGAAGAAATATGCTTTTTGGTTAAGAGAAATAAACTTTGGAACCAATACATTAACTCATGCGTTGATTATTATGAATTAGGAGATAATATTTTTGTTCATGGGTGGCTTCCCGTCCATTCATACGCGATAGAAAATGGATCTATTCTTTCATATAAGGAAGATATATCTAATGACTGGAAAGAAGGAGATTGGAAAAAAGCTCGATGGTATAATGGAATGGATAAATGGTGGAAAGGGGTAACTCTTCCGGGTAAGACTATTTACTGCGGCCACTACCATTGTTCTTGGGGTAATGCTTATCTTCATGATGATGGAAAAGAATTTGTTGATAAGATAGAAACGATGTATATTGATCCTTATACTGGGAAGCTTGAACCTCATGTAAACTGGGCGCCCTTTAAGGATGAAGGAATTGTGGCAATGGATGCTTGTACAGCTGTTTCTGGAAAGGTTAATTGTGAGGTAATTGAGATTGATTAAGATTTATGTAAATACCGATATTACTAATAATTTTGATGTAGAAAATAACCACTGCAATGTAGATGCCTGTTTTTTCGTTGATGAAAATGCCTCAGGATATGATGCTATTTATACTTTTATAAAGGCCATGGAGCTTTCTGGCTTTTACCCTGATATAATTACTAAGTGCATGAAGGAAGTTATTGAGGATTATTCCAATGGTTAAGGTAGAAAATATTGAAATTTGGGGCTTTGAGCATGCTATTCGAGGGATGCGTAACCCCATGAATAGTTGGGATAAGAGTGATAGTGACCATACCTATAATATTTCAGAAATAGGGCCAAATGATTTAGATCTTATGAAAAGGCTTTATAAGGCCGGCACAGAGCATAGGAAGTATTTAAGACAAATATTTGTATCTTTAGATATCACTGCCCCACTTTACTGGTGGAAAGAGTTCGACACTTATAAGGTTGGAACAGTTTCTAATTCATGTTCCACAATGCACAAGATAGCTTCAAAAGAATTTAGCATTGATGACTTTAGTCACGAGCATCTTTCCGAAGATATTATAAGAGTTACACATGATGATCAAGATTATCTAAACAGCGCGCTGGACTGTTTTTATGATGTTATAGCGATGCTTAATACTTATAGGGAAAAATATTTTAAAACTAAAGATAAGAAAGATTGGTGGCAGTTAATTCAGTTACTTCCTTCTTCCTATAATCAAAAGAGAACTATTACCATGAATTATGAAAACGTTTTTAATATAATTCATCAGAGAGAAAATCATAAGCTTGATGAGTGGAGAGATTTCGTTAAGATTTTGCTTGATCTTCCTTATGTAAAAGAAATTATGGGGTAATGGTGTGATGGTGCAACAATTCATATTAGATGAAGATGATTTGAAAATGCTTCTTGCAGATCATTTTGACACTATAGACAAAAACGTTGATATAGAATATGTTGAAAAACCTGTTGGTTATGGTCTGAATGAAGGAACTGCCATCGGACTCAAGATTTTTATAACGAGGAAAATAGATGGAAATAATCATTAGGGGAACACCTGAAGAGTGTAAGAAAGCTATAAAGGAGTTTGCTGAAAAAGAGAAAGAATACGTGCCTATTTATCCAACCTACCCTTACTATTATCCAAATTGGTGGTATTATAATTGGACTGGTGATGATTTGAGGTATAAGCCTACTACAACAGGTTCAATCACTGGTACAAGTGACGTTTACTCAGACGTATCAATTTCTGCTGAAGATATTGAACAGACCAATTATATTTCGACTACAATTAATGATGTAATTGAAAATTTGATTAATTCAAAAAAATAAGCTATAATAATAACATAATCGTTAAGAAAAAGAGCTGAAAAGCTCTACATGCGGGTGTGACGAAATCGGTAGACGTAGCGGACTTAAAATCCGCGGAGCCTAGCTCGTGTGGGTTCGAGTCCCACCATCCGCACCAGAAAAGTGAGATTAAATTTTGCTGAAAGTAATTAGACTTTGACAATTATGGTCTATATGGCTGTAATTGGTTAGCGGTTCGATAAGAAAATTTCTTGCAAAGCCGCCGTAAAAAAAACAAGTGAGATTAAATTATGCTTAAAGGGCAAACCTTGTATGGGTATTCTTATTAATTTAAGGCTGTACCCAAAGTAATGGTTCGATGCGTTAGCTGCGTGCATAGCCATTAAATTTAGGCGGTTAGCACAACAGTAGTGCACGCGGCTTTGACCCGCGTTACACAGGGGCAGCACCTGTACTGCCTGCCACTTTATTGCAGATTGGAAGTAAAGGTAGCTTCACTAGCCCCATAAGCTAGAATAGTGTGAGTTCGAATCTCATGTCTGCAAGAAGCATATGGTTGTATACCTCCACGTGGTATGCTTTGGGTAATGCTAAATGCAACCAAAATTGTATATTCCTGCAACCAAAATGCTACTTATAATTAGAAAGAAGTAGTGAGGTAAAGATATGACAGGGTATATTTATAAGATTACTAATTTAATAAATCAAAAAGCCTATATTGGGAAAACGGTTAATTCTATTGAAGAACGCTGGAAAGAGCATCAAAGAGAAGCTACTCGTCAGCGTGCAGAGAATAGGCCGTTATATAAAGCATTAAATAAATATGGTAGTAATAATTTTTCTATTGAAAAAATAGAAGAAGTAGATATAAGAAACTTATCTGAAAGAGAAATTTATTGGATAGGATATTATCATACTTATACTGATGGGTATAATGCTACACTTGGCGGCGATGGTAAAATATTATATGATTATGATTTAATTGCTGAGTTGATTTTACAAAATAAAACTTATTTAGAAATTAGTCAAATAGTTGGATGTTGTACAGATGTGGTTAGTTTTGTAGCAAAGAAATACAATATAGAACATCAGCCACGGAATAATTTTGTAGAAAATAGCAAACAAGTATTTCAATTTGACAAACAGGGTAATTATATTCAGTCTTTTCCTTCATATGCTGCGGCGGCGCAATGGTTAGAAGATAATAATTATGTTAAAGGTAATTTGAATGGAGTGCGTAGTCATATAAGCGAAGTATGCAGAGGAAAAAGAAAAACTGCTTATAGTTTTATTTGGAAAAATTCAAAATGATATTTTTAGGTATCATCAACTCATTAAAAAAGGAAAATGTAAAAATGCGTGATGAAAGACGTATTGAGCCAATTGTTAATGATTTCTTGGCTCTATGGAAGAAATACCCAGACTTGCGGTTTGGGCAAATGGTTTCATTAGTCTATGCAAAAAGCACTAATGAATACAGTGTTGATCCGTTCTATTTAGAAGATGATGAATGGAGTAAAGTTCTAAAGCTTTTGAAGGATGGTTTTTAGGAGCAATTATGGTTATTGGTTTTATTTCTATTAATTCTGAAGAAACAGATAGACTTTTTAATTATTTTTGTTATGATAATAAAGAAGAAATAGAAAAGAGATCTGGTAACTGGGCGCGCTTTAAGGACGGGACTTTAGTGAAGGAAATATATGATATTCCTACTGCTAATAGTAGCTATCGCTTTGACCAGCTAATTGTCGCAGGACTGGCCGCAGTTATACCCTCCAAGAAGGCGGAAATAATTAATAGAATTGCTTGGAATCAATCTTCTAATATACCAGAAGAATATCGTGTCCTAACTATGTTGGGATAGATTATGATTCGCTAATTCAATGGTAGAATACATGACTTTTAATCATGTCATCTGAGTTCAATTCTCAGGCGAGTCACCAGTTCGGGTCATCCGAATAGTAACTGTTGCTTATTATAATAAGGAGAAAACAATGGTATCTTACGCAAGAGAAATGTTTAAGCGTTATCCCAAGCTATTTATGGAGATGTACCTCCACTCGATGGAGGAGAATCCCGAGCATCCCGATGATAATTCGGTGATTTATAGTAAGCTCATGGCCAATGCCCAGGGCAAGGCTGAGCCTTACTGGGTTCCTGAAAATGTTGATATGGAGCCTGTCTACGACGATTTCAGAGCGGTGGCAGAAGAAATCAAGTAGTTTGATAAGACCATAAGCCTTATCAAGACTTAATAGTGCTGACTAAATGTTAGTTAAATGTCCAGTCGATTATCGCGAGGAAACAGCTATTTAAAATTTGTTTTTCTTTTAAAAAACTATTATAATAATTATAGAAAGTGAAGAGAGGAGAAAGAAAAATGGGTCTTGATTTTGGTCTTGTAAAAATTAAAAAAGAAAATTGGCTTGAAAGAAAAGACGACGAAAAGAAATTCTATGAGTTTATGGATAACTCTGAGAATTACGAAGATGTCGCAAATTGGTGCGGCCGCTGCAACCCCATAGAAGATTGGTTTAAAAAGGGCCTTAAGTATTATAATTGCGATGGGTTCCTTATGCGTCCGCTTACTCCAAAAGATCTGTACAAGGTAATCAAAGTCGCTAAAGATTGGTATGATAGTTATGTCGATCTGAAGCCTGTAGCCATGGGCAGAGCTTTCAAGGAAGATGCTGAAGAAAATCTTACTATTATGAAGATAGACGGCATTGAGGTCATGGATGAAGATCAGGCATATCATCGTTTCTATTGCGAAGATAGTGATGGTCGGCTTTTTATGACTAAGAATTGGGTCGATACTTGGGATATTTATAAGTTTACTGAGTTCATCGGTTCAATTATGAATATTCTGATTGATATGGATTGGGAGAAAGATGTTCTTCTCTATTACGTTTCCTATTAATTATTTGAAAAATACGAAAAATTATTATATAATATATAAGTAAGATGAAGTTCTTACTGAAACCAGTGTTGGCAGAGTAGTAGGTGTACGCAGCATAAATCTTTTGCATAAAAGCTCTACGGCGCAAAAGTACCTCTCTATAATGGATACCCGAAACAAGAGCCGACTTAAAGACATCGGAACTCTTTCACTGGTGGCGCGACCGCCGTTAAGGTCTATGTTTGGCAACTACATATAAAAATAAGTTGTATGGTGCCAGCTTTATATGCTTGGTTAAATGTCCAGTAAAATGCTATAGGCAATTTAGTTGTAATAAGTCTTATTTTAGCTCCAGCGCGCGTAAGTGAGCGGCGAGAGGAAACAGCCATTATTTTCGGGGTGTAGCTCAGCTTGGTAGAGTGCTTGCTTTGGGAGCAAGATGCCCAGGGTTCAAATCCCTGCACCCCGACCAATTATTATAGGAAGCAATGGAAGATATAAAATATATTAAAACCGTTCAATCAAAAGATAATACATACTATCCCTACTATGATAAGTATACAAAAAGTTTGTGCATTCCTATGATAGTTGACCATATTGTCTATTATCTAGAAATTCCAAGAAGCGTGATTTTAGATTTATTAAAAGATGAATAGGTAGTTTTAATAAAGTTTAGGATTTTTTGCAGAATTAAGCCTAATGGGAAGGCAGGAGTTTGCTAAACTCTGAGTAGTGTGTAAGCACGTGAAGGTTCGAGTCCTTCATTCTGCGCCAAATCATATAAGGGGTATTAGCTCAGTTGGTGGAAGCGAATGACTGTTAATCATTAGGCCCCTGGTTCGAGTCCAGGATGCCCCGCCACTAGGTTTTCGGTGATACCTTTCTTGGCCACTCATTGAGTTAACCGATGTAAAAAGAGCCATGCATTTTGCTAATTGAGGGCTGTTCTTATTATAAGACTGCCCGTAAAAAGCAAAAATTAAAAAGATAAGAAGATTAGCTCAAACCGTACATTGAGCGGACAAGCCCTAATGCTGATATAATGAGTCGCGAAGAAATAGCCGGAAATGAAGGATCGCGGGCTTAGGGAGTAAAAAAACGTGGAAACCTTATCTTTCTTTTTGCTGGACTAGCTCAATTGGCGGAGCAATTGATTTGTAATCAATAGGTTCTCGGTTCGAGTCCGAGGTTCAGCTGCCCTCATAGACAAGCCTTCACGTGGCGAGGGTGTTTAAACTAATTGTCTAATAAATAGGAGGTATTTAATTATGCCATACATCTATAAAATTGTTAATGATATAAATAATAAAGTTTATATTGGAAAAACCTTAACATCTGTAAAACAAAGATTTAAAGAGCATTGTAGTGATTCACAAAAAAAACATAAAGAGCAACGACCTTTATATTCCGCTATGAATAAATATGGAATTGAACACTTTTCCATCGAAGAGATAGAAGAATGTGATGCTAATATTTTATCTGAAAGAGAAAAATTTTGGATTGAAAGTTATGGTTCTTTTAAAAATGGATATAATGCTACATTAGGTGGCGATGGTAAACCATATTTAGATTACGATTTAGTTGTAGCCACCTATCAAGAGTTAAAAAGTTGCATAGACGTGGCTGAAAAATTAAATATAGATGAAGGTTCAGTAAAAAAAATTTTAGAGATAAAAAATCAAAGAATTTACACAAGCTCAGAAGTTATTAAGCGTAAATATGGTAAATGTGTAAATATGTACGATTTAAATAATAACTATTTAAGAAGTTTTTCTACTATGAGAGAAGCTGGACAATATTTAATTGATAATCATTTAACTAATTGTAAATTAACTACAATTCGGCAACATATCTCAGAGGTTTGTAGAGGGAAAAGAAAAACAGCCGCTAAATTTAAATGGAAGTTGGTGGAATGAGTTTTGTCACCCGTATGAGTGAGATGGTAGAAATGAAAATTCAGTATTCGAAGTAGTAAGAGTATTCATCTTTAATTATTAGGACTGGTCAAAGGACCTAGTCCACATAGTTCTCATATGGCCTATGAGTGGGTGGATAGTAAACGTAGTCCAATATGATACCTAAAGCGTATTGCACCTCTCATTGAAGTGTCCCATTATATGAAAAAGTCATTTAAAAATCGGTAGACAAGTATTAAAAGTCACCAAGACAATAGGAGCGTAGGAAAGGAACACTGCGAGGTCCAACTCGTCTTCCCAAGTCTGACTAAATAATAAACGCGAGTGGGGAGTTAATAAGGATGTGCAATCCTGATACGATGCGTGTGATTGAAACTGCACACCCGATTTTTTAAAAATTGAAAAGATAATAAAAATATTATATAATATACATGTAATATGAAAGAAGAACTTAAAAATGTATATCTGTCCGACGTGTAATGAAAAATTTAATACAGAAGAAGATATCGGTAAGCATTTTCTAAGATGTTGGCAGCAACATAATCCTAATCATAAATCAAAGCCCGCGCCGAAAGGTGAGAATAAAATTGAGCGAAAGA